CTTACCATAGTATAAGATAAAAAGCCAAAATGTAAACAGTATACCTTCTAGGTACGATAAATCATTCCACGCATCTAATACCATATTTTCCATTTATTTACCTTTCGTTGCATTGTTTAACGAATCAATGACATCATCGATATTCGGCTCTTTTCCCCACGGATTATATCGACATTTGTATTGCTTTGGGCACCAACTCTCAATCATTAACTCATAAGTTCTATTATTACCTATATAAATACAAGCCATTTGTCCCGTTTTTGATTTTATTCTTTTTTTTAAACGACATGTTGTATACTTTTTTTTCTCAATTTTACCTTGATTCTGTAATTGTTGTTTCGTGTATGGCTTTGGCACATATGTGTAATCTTTACCATATGCTTTACTGGAAAACAAACTTGCTAATAATAATAAAAATCCACCCATTACTAGAGCAAGAAACAACCAAGCAATACCTTCACCTATCTGTCGTCTCATCTGTTGTTGTTTATAAATTGTTTGTTGACGTTGTTTTCTAATCTGACCTTCCATCTGCAACAATTCATCATAGGCTTGTGGTCCATGAGTTAAATTCAAAAACATCTTGAGTTCGTATCTTTGCTCCTCAAGTTTCTTTTTTGCAGCGTACGCAGCCATTGCCGCCTCCTCAATAGAACCTGCTTTAAAAAGTTTTCCAAACAAGGGAGGATTCTTGGCTTGCTTTTCTGCATGATCCACATCTGATATAGCTCCCATCCAACGTCCAATGTCACCTGACATTTGTTCAATGTCACGACCCACGGCAAATCCTTGCTTGATTGCACTAAAAGCTTTTGATGCCACGCCAACGGCTAATGATATAGTTACTGGATCCATATCCAGATTATATCATAGGTTACTTACCTTTCAAAGATGCCGCAGTATTAATACGATAGATGTTCACATCGTTCCTATCATCGGCAATATTCTCTTGTAGCTTTTGTCTTTGTTGAGCTAACTCATAAGCTTGTTGTAATTTAGCTTGATCAATTGCAAAATCCATTTGATCGTTCATTGTCTTACGTTCTAGCTCGGCAGTATCATTTTCTAGCTCTTTCTTTCTGATTTCTACCAACGGATCTTCTGGTTTTGGTGGTTGTAGAGCAGGCATTATCTCATTTAGAATCTCACCAACTTGTTGAGCGATTGCCGCTTCAACAGACGCTGGATCTATTTGAGGAACTTGCTCGCCTCTAGCTTGAGCCTCTTGAATTGTCTTCTGAAAGAACGTAGTCACTTGATCTCTAGCCATCATGCCCACATGTTCTTGCACATGAGCTTGTAACATAATGTATCCTTGTGGATTTGCTTGTGATGTTTGACTAGATAACATGGATATATGTGCTCTAACATGAGCTTCATGATCTTGCTCTGGAAATGCTTGTAATGGCATGTTTTTCATAGCATTTCCGTTCTCGGTCGCTGGATCAATCGGTTTAGGTTCAGGCTTCGGCGGTAAAATAGCCTCAATATTCTTAATATCCAAGGCATCATACATCCGTCTGTACGCTTCATTCACATTATGTATCTGTGGAGCTGCTTGAGCCAGTTGTAATTGTGTTTGAGCCAGTGATAATCGTTGTGCCATAGAGAAAATGTTTGGATCTGACACCGGAAGTATGTCCACACGACCATCAAAGTCGGCTTGCATCGTCTCTGGAGGCACATTTCCAACAAAATAAGGGTATGGTACTGGATTTTCACTAAAAATCTCGGCTAACATGCGAAATTCTTGCTTTTGAGCGTAATGTAGACGCTTATGTATGCTTGAAATGATCTTTGAGCCTTGTTCTATCAAGGCAACAGTCGTTCCAACGGGAGCTTGCGAGTTAACATCAGCAGTTTTTGCATCTGCAACTTGTGCAAAACGTCTACCAGAGTCAACAACGACACCTAAAAGTTGTGCTAGTGTGGCTGATGGCTCTTTATATGGCAATGGGATGATTGAGTTCTTGAGATCTCCGCCTGGGACATCGATGTCCCTAAACTCCCCAGGATTAAGAGGCTCATCATCATTACGAATGCGAACACCACGAGATTTAAAACCAGCCGGAAGATTAGAGAGCGTACCTGCATCAATTAACTGCCTTAAAATTGATGTGGCTGCACGAGACAAACCACCGATTGTGTGTAGTAAACCAAGTCCATAGAAGCCAAAACCTGGTAAAAACTTGAAATGAGCAAAATATTGTCTCTTTCTTTTTAATGGGTCTTGTTCTCTAAAGTTTCTAGAAATCGATAACACTTTTCCAGAACTTTGATCAAGGGTGACAATATAAGGCAACATAAGACCCGAAGGATTCCCCGCCATATCCTTGTCTTCAAAACCTTCCAAATCCAAGTCCATGTGGCATTCCAACAAGGTATAAGAGTCATCAGAATAGTTTGGACGTAATCCCAACAACTCATCAGAACGTTCTTTGATAGCTCCTTCATCTTCGCCATCGTTTGTTTCAGATAGTTCAACATCTCTGTATACTCCTGCTATTTGTAGTTTGCGAATATCATTATATGACATTCTAACTACATGTGTAACCCTTTCTGCTGTTCTTAAATCAGAAGCTGAATACGGAACAACCATATCTTCTGCTGGAACAAACTTGGAAACGGCTCTCTGTTTGGTTTCATCAAAGTAAATCTTTTTAAATGTAGAACCCGTCAACGGCAAATAAAATAGCATTTGATCAGTGTCTGGGTCATACTCTTCCATGATTTCAGTAATCTGATAGTTCATGAAATCTTCTACACGCTGAGCTTGTGCTTCAGTTTCTTGTGTTGGTGCTCCAAGAACTTGAGTCTTTACAGGTCCTCCACTTGGTAACATCTCTTTGTATGACTGTGCTTGAAACTGTGTTACGGCTTCACTTAGTAATGGATGAGTTACACCACTTGCCCCTAAGAAGGGTTCACTTCGATCTTCGTAATTTATACCAAGTAACCCTAATCCTTTAGATATGGCTTCTTCCCAATCTTCTCTAGATTCTAAGTCTTCACGAAACTTAGCTTGTATATCAGATGATAGTTCTCCAAGAATGTCATCGTCAAGAACCTCTGCGAGATTGGCATCATGTCTATATTCTTCGGTTTCAACTTCTACTGCCTCTTCATCTGCTAGTTCGATACCCTCGGGTAATTGTTCTGCTGTTTCTGGTAATTCAATCTGAAGACTATCTTCTTCGGGCATCATTTGACCCCCTGCTCCCATTGAGCCTTCTACCATTCCTGCTATTTGTCTAGGTTCTATTGCCATTATCCAGCCTTTCTAAATTTTTCAAATAAGCCACCCATAGCCATTCTAGGTATAGCTTCTTTCTTCTTCCCTAACAAGGGTCTTAAATCCAAAACTCTCATAGGATCTCTTGCTATAGTTGTTGAAATAGTTGCTTTGTCTGCTGCCGATATAGTTTGATTTTTAAGTATAGCACCTTTTTTAGCATATTCTTTTAAAACATTATCTAAATTTTTTCCGAAGACTGCTTCAAACTCTCCTGGTCCACTCCTTTGTCTTACTATTGCATAGTCTCTTCTTGATGGGAAAGCAATAAATTGTTTACCATCTTCGATGGCTTGTTCTATATTACTTCTAGCTAAGAACTGACCTGCTTTCTTTAAATTAGGAAAAGGAGCGTTTTTAAAAAGATCCTCTTTAAATACAGGTCTGTTTCCGTTTATCATCATTTCATCCGCTTCATGCTTCATCGCTCTTAGAAAAACATCTTGTAGTTTTTTATCCGTAAGTTTTTTTCTTAACTCTTGCGACAGTTTTAAAAATTTAGCAGGACCAAACTCAACAGTATCCTTTTTTAATAAGTCATTAAATGTTTTTTCATTTTGTTTTACCTTATCTTCTAAAAAAGCTATTTCTTCACCATACGCATTCTTACCAAGCCGTGCTTTTAGTATATTTAAATTATCGATAGAATTAATACTGCCATCAAAATCTATGTTCTCCATAACGGGACCTTGTCTATTTATTACTGGTCTACCATTATTAGTTTTTTGTACTAAACCCGGGACTTTAACTGTTGTTGGTTTTGTTATTGATTCAACCAAATCTAAAATAGCTTGTTTTTTATGAGCTGCTGGATTTTTAGACATTTGAGGAGAAAAAGCTGGTATTTGTCGAGTGTCCTTAATAGAATTTTCTACAAGTTCTGTCGCCATCTTATTTAAATTAATACCACTATTTTCTATAGCTTCAGTTACTGCAATGTTTAAATCAAACTTTGCTTTCTTAAATTCATCACTACCTTCTTCGGCAGCGTTAAGTCTTGCTTTTAGATTAGTAAGAGTGTCTTCATCAAAGTTTTCATAAAATTTAGGATTACTTCTAATTTTTTCAACAAATTCTGTAGTTAATTTTTGTGTTTCGTAATAGTTATTTGCTTCTGACTTCATTACATTATCGACAATATTTTTATTATCTCTTCTGGTTGTTTCACCTTTTAATTCTTTTTTAACCTTTTGAAAAAAACCAAGATCCATCGATGCTGTCTTTTTCTCATAGTCAATAATATTATTTATTTTATCATCTAATTGATTGCGAGCTAATTTAATTTTAAAATTTTCATTAACGCCAAGTTTTTTTGCATCAACAAACATTTCAAAAAAAGGATCAATTGCTAAATCTCCCCTTGAGTCATATATAGTAAAAGGAGACACTGGTATATCTGGTTTGATTTTGGATTTTTGTTTTAAAACACCAACAGCGTTTTCACCTGCTAATCCTTGTGCCGCTATACTGTCTTTTAAATCATCGTATTGCGAAAGTTGTAAATTTAAGTCTTCTACTTCTGTGCCTAGTTTTCTTATGTCATCTCTTAATTTTTTCCTATTAGTTCTAAAAGTAGACAGACCCACTCCTTCTTTTACGTCTATCTTTGCAATCTCATCAATAAGTACACGGTCCTCGTTTGTAAAAACATTTAAAAATTTTTCGTTTTTTTCTGCTTTGTATTCGGGAGTACGTCCTTCTGAATAACCCATCCCTTTTCTGAATTGCCCTTGCATTCTTGTTAATGTGTTTTCTTCTTTTGCTATTTTGTCTTTTAATAATGAAAGTCTTTGTCCATCTAATTTAAATTCTGGAGAATTTTTATATGTAGACAAATCTTTTAACTCTTCCATATTGAGTTTTCTACCTAGTTTTTTTTGTGTGTAGTCAATAGTTTTATTGACCTTCATATCTAAATCAGCTGCTTCTTGTTTTAATTTAGCTACCACTTCCTTTTGAGGGTCAATTCTTCCCGGTAATGTTTTTAAAGATTGATTCAAATCTTTGTTGCCCGCTAAGTTCATTTGATGCTCTATCGCTATAACACCATCTGATAATCCATCATTTAGATTTGGATCTAACTTAACATCGGCATTTCTTATGTGTCCAAAATAGCCAGGATTAAGATCGGTTTCTCCATAATCATGATAGCCTTGAGGTAACAACTCGCTGTCTAAACCCTTAATCTTAGTTCCCATAAAAGAATCTTTTCTTAATTTATCTGCCGGGTTAACTTCAGTAATATCGTTAAAATGAGTAATTTTATAATCAGTTGCTACAAGGTCTATATTGTAAGGCAGTTGTTCTTTAGCATTTAAAATACCTATCTCATAATCTTCTACAATTTTAGCAGCATCTTCTGACTTCATGTTGTCTGCCCATGAAGTATCCTTACGCAGTTGTTGTTTTTCTTTTAATGAGTAAGTTCTCTTGTTAATGTTAGGTTTATAAGCTCTTGCTATTTCCAACATCTTGTCTCGGGTGATGAGGGTCTTGTCTCCCGTATCAACTCGTCTTTGTAGGTAAGCCAGTAACCCCGATTCTTGTGCTTCAAGAGCGGTCGCTCGACCATTTAAAATATTTATTGCTTCTTGTGGACTAATACCGTCATTTGGTATCGACATACCTCCACGCTTGTTTATGTTTTCTAAATCATATATTAAACGAGAATAAATACTTTTGTCCGTGGACAAGGCACTTCCAAACGTAATCTCATCTGTATCTCGGTTCTTCTTGTTAATATCTATCATTTCTGGCTTGGGTTTCATGCCTCCCTTACCAGAAGCCTCGGACATTAATACTTCAGCATTGGTTCGTGGAACATCGTCCATTTTTAAAACAACACCTTCTGGTGTAACCATGCTCTGTCTTAATGCTCCCGCTATTTTCTTGGGTGCCTTTAAAGTGTTCACGATCCCCGAAACAGAGAGTGGTATAGCACTGCCCCCGAACCTCGATAGGTTTTCACCAAAACTACCAGTAGGATTTATGTTAAAAGCTTTTTGAAAAGCAATTGAACCTATACCTTCTTCAAGAACTTGACTCGGTTTTTTAGTACCAGCATATAAATCGTCCATAGACTGACCACCCGCTACGGGTAGAAACTTGGATATTAGACCACCTATGTCGCCACCCGAACCAAGTATGTCGGTGCCCAGTAACCCGAAACCTCTGACTATATCTTGTTTAGCCTTTGCTCGAAGTGCCTGCTTTTTTTCTGGAGGCATAGGAGTTGGTAGAAGTCTATCTTGACGTTCCATTAAGTAATCCTTGTTGTCTTCTTTTTATTAGGAAGCATTCTATCAGAAAAACGATTAGTAACAGTATAACCTTTAGTTACCTTTATTTTTTTAATAGGCTTTTTTTTCATTAGTAATACTCTCTTGCTCGTCTTGGATACCAGTTCTCTGGTATCTCTTCGCCTTTTAAATCGATAAACCCGCCTTGCCTAAAACGCATAACTGCCATTGTCATACTATCACAATAGTCATCATGATCGCCAAATGGAAAAGATGCAACTTCTTCTATAACATCTTCTGCAAATTTCTCTCCTTCAGGATACCATACTTTGCCCGATTCGAAAATAGGCGACACGATATGCATCCTCATAGTTTTATCAACACCCCCACCACCTTTTCGTCTGCCAGGACTGAACGTAGTAACGGGAAGATTTAATAATCTTAGTTCATCAGCCAATGGTTGACCAGATGCCTTCGCCTCAATTAGCATCAAATCTGGTTCCCAATATTCATTTTCCTCTAACGCCACTTCCTTTAGTTCTGGAAAGCTCCACCTGCCCTTTTTCGCATCTAACATTATTAAATGTTGATCACCATCTTCCTTCGGCTCAAACACACCCCAAGTTGTAATAGCACTATAGTCGGCAGTCTCTTTTTTAGAATATGCCGTATCATAACTCTGAACTATATAATCTAATCTCGGTGTATCCTTTCTCTCCCAAGGTTGCCACCAATCTCTCTTGATCATAGCAACAGCTTCCGATGTCGGGTTTTGTTGCCACTGTGCGTTCCACTTGACCGGGGACAGTGAAGCCTTGACTTTTAATAATTCATCCGTTTCCCAGAACTCGGGCCATAATGGTTTATCATTTGGAAGTATAGCTGGAAATTCTATAACCTCCCATTGATCTGCCATAGCATCCATCGCCATATTCTGTACTAATCGCCCCGTGAGGTCTTTCTTTGACCATCTTGTCTGCACAATAATGATGGTACCCCCCGGTTGTAATCTCTGTCTTGGTCCAGAAGTATACCATTCGTATGTATTATCATAAGCAACCGTGGACAATGCATCTTGTTCCGAGTGCGGATCATCAATGATCAACAAATCGGCACCACGACCAGTCATTGCAGCACCCACCCCCGCAGCGAAATATTCCCCACCGGCACTAGTCTCCCAACGACCTGCGGCCTGGCTATCCTGTTTCAAGTCCGTTTTGGGAAAGATCTCAGCATATATGGGATCGGCAATGAGATCACGAACCTTCCTACCGAATCTTACAGCAAGTTCCGTGTTCATGGTAGCCTGAATGATTTTTAATTTAGGATTACGTCCCAAGAACCACGAAGGCATTAAATATGACGCTAATTCTGATTTCGAGTGTCTAGGAGGCATGTTGATGATCAAACGCTTCAAGTTACCCGATGCAATGTCCTCGAGCTTTTCAGATATGACACGATGATGGTTCCCCTCTATAAAACCTTCATATACATGTTTAGCATAGGCTAGAAATTTAGTTTGAGCTATTTCTCTGGTTTCAAGTCGCTTGTGCTGTTGCTCCAGTAACAGAACTTCTTGTAACACTTCTTTGGGTAACGCTTCATAATTCATATCCGAACAATAATACATTCAAATGAATTTATCAATCATTGTAATTAATCGTGTATAAGTTACCCTCCCTCCCCCAATTTAAGGGGGTGCCCCCTCTTGCCATAACGAAGTCAGTTACCTTTTCCTTGGAGTAACCCCGAGTCTTAAAACAAAAGATTCGCAAGCTCACTTTTGTTTTGTCAAATTTTTTTAGGCTTGCAATCCAGGTACTTAACATGTTAACAAGAAAGTTCTTTACATCCCATAGCATCCCATGATATAACATAAGAGGGAATAATCCCTTAACGTACAACCAAGGAGGACAATATGTCTGATGTACAATATGCCATCGAGGAACTTGTTAATGAGCAAGTAGACTCTCGCATCGATGATGCAATATCCGACAACCACGAGATGAACTCAATAAGAGATGACATCTCAGAGCTTCAGGCCAAATTCGAGGGAGACTTAGTAGACGAAGTCGCTAGTAAGGTTCTTGATATTATCATTGCTAAATTAAGGGAGGAGGGCAAATAATGAAGTGTTCGATTTGTACAAGCGAAATAGATGTACAAGCCAACGGATACAAGGGAGGGCATAACGCCTTCCCTCTTTCTAATGGAAGATGTTGTACTAAATGTAATGATACCGAAGTCGTTCCAATGAGAATGGCTTTTGTTGTTTCTGGTCGTCCAATGCCAACAACTGCTATTAAAGATATTCTTGCCGAGCAGAGAAAAGCAAGAGCTTTAGCCGATGTATCATTAAAGAATATAACCAGAGAAGTTAACCAAAGGAGAAGTAAATGAATAGAGAATTAGAAGAAGAATGGTGGTATCATTATAATGCTAAGTGTGATTACATTGCAGAACTCAAGAAAGAACATGAAGATCCGTATTGGGATTGTGACCACAAAGGAAGAATGCCAGACCATCCAGACTATGAGAAAGATTAATAAAGTTTCCTTGGTGGAAAGGGGAGGGCTTCGGCTCTCCTTTTTTTTGTTAGGCTCCGAGGCTTGGGGTTCAGATCGCAAGCTTTTAAAACAAAAGACTCGCAAGCTCGCTTTTGTTTTGTCAAATTTTTTAGAGTCGCAAAAATGTCACACCTTGTGACATTTATATCACAGTCAAACAATAAGATTTGATACGAGGTATCACAAAACATGATGCACAAAACCAGGTTTTTGCTTGACTTATTCACATTCCTAGATTATCCTATAAGGAACAATTAACCAACGGAGGACTAAAAATGGATACAATATTAAAAAACACACGAACCAAGAAGCAAGTTAAACATGATAATATGTTATATGCTAAAGCTAGGCTTGACGAAATTTTAAACCAACAACAAGAAATTTACTGCATTATCCGTCATGTCTCACAAAGTGGCATGTCTCGTCATATAAGTTTCTTTTGTATTGTGGACAATGAACCGAGGTTTTTAGATGGTTTAATTTCAGACTATTTAGATTATAGACACAATAAAAGTTATACGGGTTTAGTTGTCGGAGGTTGTGGAATGGATATGGCTTTTTCTGTTGTCAATCATTTACAAGTACAAATGACACATGACAAGATGACCACACACACCGAGTATAATTTTAGACATCGGATCATTTAACCGAGGGAGGCGAAAGCCTCTCTTTTTTTATGGTCGCCTCATACTTAAAACATAAAGCTCGCAAACTCGCTTTATGTTTTCGTTTTTTGTGAAACTCGCAGACAACCATTTTACAACGTAAAGCTCGCAAGCCTCACTTTACGTTGTGCCAAATCATTGCAAGCTTGCAAGCATTGACTTATTGAGCCATGAAACACGAAACATGGTTCTTCTTGCCCCAAAACTATCGCATTTGCTACAGAATATCCGTCAAATAAAAATGCTTTAGAGGTGCGAGGGTCATTTTT